CCTCTGCTGGATGATGACGATGCACTGGAAGCAGTGTGGAAGAAGCAGTATTCTCTTGCAGGACTCGTCGCTGCAGATCAGTTCAAGTCCTATGAGGACCTGGACAAGCGTCTGAAGATGGTCCTTGGTGCTAAACCTGCTCCCCGTCGTTATGATGAGGAACTGGAAGATGAGAGTGAAGGTCGTGGATCTTTCACTCCTAATTTTGAGTCAAGCAAAGCTCCTGCTGCTGACTTCAATGCACCTGACATCACTCCTACCAAGTCTGTTGACTCTGATGAAGATGATGCTCTGTCTTACTTCCAGAAACTTGCTGAGGAATGATGAGATACAACCAGTTGTGCTTGACCCTTCTGGTTATCGCAGCATATATTAATCTACTGAAATAGTCTAATATTATCTCCACGCTTTAAGGATTCAGTCACATACTGACTGGATCCTTTTTTGTATGTCATGATATTCTCTAGGTCATCAAGGGCAATGTTCAAGTATCTCTCTTTCAGAACCCAGATGTTTCTTCTTTGATCTTGCAAATCATTCTCGTAATCAAAATTAGTTACTTCTTTTACTGGATTAGTAGAGTAAACAGTTTTATTGTCTTGATACTTAAAGTTAAAATCAGACGCTACTCTCAGACCTGACTTCAATAATACGACTCCAGCACTATCTTTTATTTCAATCGTCTCGAAGTGATGTGTGTCATTTAGTTTCTCATATGTGCCATACTTATCCAAGAGATACTGGTCGAAAACATACTGAGTCATTGGCCACTCAGTTTGAATGTTAACAATATTGTTTGCTGATAGGATTAACCAATCAAGAGTCGAATCATTATAAACTTTAAACGCCACATTATCAGGTCTATCATCACCAATAATTTTATATTTGGTGAATACTGTCAAATCATTAAATATATCCTCTCTTAGTTTACCTTTCTTAAATAGATTTTTTACAGCGATGTAATCTGATATATTAGCATCAGGTAGTCTGCTAACATACTCTAGATTAGGAACTTTTCTGAAGTAATTTGACATCTTAGAATCCTATTTCTACTGGAAGTGCTCCGCCGCTGCTTCCATTTGCTTCGTAGTCATCATTAAATACAGGTTCAAGTTCTTTCAACTGCATCGTGATTCTGTATGCAGTCATAAATCCATCTGTAAGTGTGGAATAATTTTGCTGAGGTGTGTAATCAACCCCAAAATTAGTCATCGCACACTCTTTCATCTTACCTATGTATGGATGATCTTCTGTAGCGTTCCTTACATAGTGAACCTGAAAAACATTGGGAGATAGTAAGAAGAGATTTGCTTTTGATCTGATCGGTGCCATCCCCTGCTTAAAAAATCTGATAATCTTTACTACTTCTTCTGCTTCTTTTTTGCTTCTTGGAACAAGATCAAAACTAAACTGGAACCCTCTAAGCACAGGTTTATCAAATAGTAATTCTAAGTTAGGATTAAAGATCATTCCAGTTGATCTTGTCATTAATCTTTGAACTCCAACTGCTTTAGAGGCAAAGAGTTCTTGTACTGCTTTCTTTACCACTGGAGCATTAGTTCCTATTCTTTCTGCGATTGCACTTGCTTCCCCTGACACACTTTTATTACTTGCTCCTGTTGCTGCTCTTGCTAATCCTGCAGCCTGAATCTGCACTTCATTCATGGTATCTGCTGCCCAATCAGCACCATTCTCATCCTTAATGCCACCTGGTATCGGTAAACTTACTGATCCAAGTATGGTTCTATCACCTGCTTCTCCATTTGGTCCTACTCTAGCACGATCACCAAATCCGAAAGCTGCGCCAGTGTTTAAATTTTTTGGTTTATACTCTAAAAGAGTAAACTTCATAAAATCCTGCAGAGTTTCTTTGTTTCTGTCGATAGGATAACTAAAATCTCCGAAAGATCCTGCACCTGATCTAGTACCTGATCTTTCAGTCACACTATCTCTTAACGCCTGATTCTCAGTATTTAAATCATCTATTCCTTCTTGAGCATTAGCAGCAGCAACCTCCTCAGCAGTAGCATTAGGATCAGTTGTCATTGTTCCATCATCTATAAATTCCTGTGC